ACTGTGGCGCCGGCGGTTATCGCGTGCTCTTTTAGAAAGGATCGGGCGCCGATGCTGAAGGTGCCGGTGAAGGCGATGGATTTACCTTGCAGCTGATAGTCCGGCTGGTATTCAAGAATGGACCAGGCGCTTAGCCCTCCGGCCATGCCGGTATCAAGAAAGTCACAGCCGGCGATGCTTTTGAACATCTGGGACAGGTCGTCGCTTTCTTCTTGGCTGATATGGTTGTCGGCCAGGCATTGATAGATGCGCTGCTTAACCCCTTTCATGGGCCATTCATTGGTGTATTCGGGGTGGCTATCCAGCCAGTGCTGGAGAGCGCGGGCTTCTGCAAGCGTAATGATGTTGTCGGCGTTTATGCCTTGTAGGTAGGCCAGGAATTCGTTGCGGAAGTCGTCAGAGTCGTAGTGATCGGTGAGGGTGTCAGCTTTTCTGTAGTTGGCAATGTCTGTGGCTAGTGTGATCAGGTCTTGTTGTTCGTCGGGGTCAACCCTGCCGTCTGCGAGTATGTCGGAAACTGAATCGTAGAGGTCGATGCTGTCTGGGTCGTTGCTGAGGTAGCGGTTATTTTCGAGCCATGAGCGAAGGTAGAGGGCTTCAAGGTCGTTGATGATGCGGTCTGCGGTCATGCCGCGTAGTAGGCCTATTAGGCCCAGTACGGCTTTTCTGCGGTTTCTGGGGCTGCTGTGGCTGGCATGGTGGGAGTCTTGTTCGTGAGTCATCCTTGGCTCCTTGTGGTTTAGAAATCGTATTCCATCCTTTTTACCACCCCGACGATGTTGCAGTTGCCGTTGATTTCTATCATGGGGTAGGCCGGGTTCAGTGGTTTGAGCCACTTTCGGCCGGCGTCGATCACCAGTTTTTTCAGGGTTACTTCATTGCTATCCACCAACTTGGCGACGACCAGCTTGCCGTTATCGGGTGGAAGGTCTGGATCAACCAAAACAATGGATCCTTCCGGGATGGAGGGGTTGCCATTGGGGTTGGTCATGCTGTCGCCCACTACTTGCAGCCAGATGGCGTTTTCTGATGTGCCTGTGGGCACTGCTCGATGTTCTATGCCGTCGCCGGGCGAAAAGAGGTCAATGGCTTCTGCCCATTCGCCGGCTTGTACCTGGCTGATAACGGGGGCGGTTGCTGTTCGGTTGGAGTAGCGGGCTGGGGTTTCTGCCAAATTCGAGTGTGGCGATTTTTGGCCGTGGCCGGTTTGCAGCCATTTTGCTGACACTTCGAGTGCTTCGGACAAGGCGAGGTCGTAGCGCGAGGTTTGCTGATCGCCGCGCTCAATCTTTGAGATGGTGCCTTGTGGTACGCCGGAAGCTTCGGCCAGTTGTTGCTGGCTGTAACCTTTCGCTGTCCGGGCGTTGCGTAATCTGTCGCCATATTCCATCGGTAGAATTTAATACCTCTGTAGTATTAAAAACAAACTACCTAGGTATTGACCTTTCAAATACCTAAGTAGTACTCTGCTGGCATGGAGGAGCCCATGTCACTTAAAACGTATCGTCAGAAAGCGGGTTTAACGCAGTTGCAGCTTGCGGAAGCTGCCGGGGTTAGCCAGTCGCAGATTACCCACCATGAATGCGGTCGCCGGGCAAATATCTCGCTGGGGCAGGCCAGGGCAATAGTGCGAGCGCTGAATGATCGGGATGTTAAGTGTTCCCTGGATAGCGTTTTCCCCTGTGAAGAAGCTAAAGCCGCTTGATGGTTACACGATAGTGGGGGCGGGGCTGCCTGTTTAGAGAAACCCGGGAGAGAGTTTCATCATGTCTATTACTCGTATGAGCCGCATTGAGCTGGCTCAGAATACTTTGCCTGACCTGAAAACAGCGCTGGTAATGACAGCCAAACGGCAGGGCATCAAGAAGCTGGCTGCTACCTATGACCTGAATCCCCAGCAGTTTTATAACAACCTCAATTTAAACGACGCTGACCGCAACCCCACCCTGCAGCAATTCGAGCTGATTACCGAGTATGCCCGTGACCATGACGACGTGGAGCAAATTCTGGATGCTCTGGCGTTGATTACGGGTTGTGTGTGGTTGCCAAAGCCTGACGCTGGCGAGACGGGTAAGACTGAGCTTTTTGGGGAGGTTGCTGAGCTTGTTACGCGGGTGGGCAAGATGACCAGTAACACCCGTGATGCGCTGAAAGATGGGCGTGTTGATGCTGATGAGTTGGCGGTTTTGGAAAAGGACCTGCTGCGCCTCTTCCAGTCGGGGTGCCGGTTGGTGGAAGCGGCGCGCTTGTTTGATGGGGTGACCCATGGGTGAGCCGTTGCCGATTCATGAGGCGGAGCAGGCGTTGCTGTATGTCAGCGCGGATGGAGACCGGGAAACGGTTTGGTTCCCGATGGCGGGGGCACTGAAAGATGAATACGGCGAGGCGGGCTTTGAGCTGTTCGATAGCTGGAGCCAGCAGGGCCAGAGTTATGACAAGGGGGCCTGCAAGGCCACCTGGCGCAGCGCGAAGGCTGGCCATTACAGTATTGGTACGCTGATTAAGTTGGCGATAGAGGGTGGCTGGCAGCGGCCCAAGCGTGAGCTTACGGCAGAGGAAAAGCGGGCGCTTGCCGATGAGGCAAAGGCCCGCCGGGCTGTTCGCCAGAAAGAGTTGGAGGCTGATGCGGAGCGAGCTGCTCAGCTGCAAGAGGCGGTGGCTGACGCTTGCCAGGCCATTTGGGATAACCATACCCAGTCCATTGGCCGCAGTGCTTATTTGGGAAAGAAAGGGGTGGGTGCCCACGGTATTCGTTTTTTCAAGCATGCGGCGCTGTTGGTGATCGATGACCAGGCGATGGCTTGTGAGGTGAAAACCGGGCCGGACATTCGGGCTTTCTTCAATACCCTGGCCAAGCCCCGGCCGGACCATATTTCTTTTCTGAAGCTGGATAGCGGCGCTATTGCGGTGCCCATGCGAGATGCCGCTGGCAAGGTGTGGGCGATTCAGACGGTGAATGAGCAGGGCACTAAATTATTCCCGAAATATTCCCGCAAAAAAGGCTGCTGCCATTTGTTGGGTGACTTGAATGGCTCTGAGCTGGTGGGTTTTGCTGAGGGCTATGCGACGGCAGCAACGGCTTATGAGATTGGCGCTGGCTGGCCGGTAGTGGCCTGCTTTGATTCCGGCAATATGTTTACGGTGGCGGAGGCGTTTCGTGATGCCGGGCTGCTGGAGGGTAAGACGCCGATCTGGCTGGCTGACAACGATAAGGTTAACCCCCGCACTGGTAAGCGCGCTGGGCAAGATGCTGCAGAGCGCTGCCAGGCTGAGTTTGGGGGGGTGATGCTGGTGCCGCATTTCCCGGAAGGGGAGGCGGCATGAGTTTAGTTGAAGGGCTTGTACTGCCGTTTTGTTCCTACAGAAACGGGCGGTGCGATGGCGATGATGTCTCCGGTTTGGGTATTTACTTCGCAGCCATACCAATAACGAATGCCGGTTGCGTGATCGTAGATGGCGGTGCCTTCCAGCCGGTAGGTTCCTGGGCCTGTGGTTTTGTGCTCAAAGAAAATTCTATTCAGCTTGCCTTCGCTGGAAGCGGTGAAGGGCTTGTCTGTTTCTTGTTTGATCCAGTTTTTGCAGATGTTGCCGTAGTCGGCCAGCAGCCCTTGTTGAATGCAGGCGGGTGTGTTGGGGCAGGCTTCCAGGGCTTGCTTGAAGCTGCTTACGTTTTTGGCTGGGTGGGCGGCTTTGGGCTTTGCTGTCTCTTGTTTGGGGGCCGGTTCCGGGGCGGGTTTAGCCTGGTTATCCCCAATGATGCTGCCAATGATGAGTCCCCAGAAGCCGATGCCTATGGCGGTGGCCAGAATGATTTTGGGCTTGTTGTTCATTTTCCCCCCAGTGGTGTTTTTACGAGTTCCTCTGTTGTTTGTAATGGCCGGGGGCCGATAAGGCAAGCCGGCTGCATGGGGGTGATGTGTGACTGAGCCCTGGCATGGTGATTGGAATGACCTGGTTGCTGAGCTGGGTAAGGCCAAAGTAAAGGTGTTGTTGAAGGAGCAGCTGGCTGCTGCGTTACAGGCTGCTGCTAATGATTCCGGGTCTCCCGCGCCCTCTGATGTTGGGAGCTCCGATTCTGATGTGGCCGAGGTGCCAGACCTTGATGAAGCCTTTAAGCGGTTTGCGTGGACGGTGCCTGAAGGGCGCATTTGGGATACGCATGAAAAGAAGCTGCTGAAGGAAAAGCAGGTCAGGGATTGGCTCGGTAGTGATGTTTATAAGCAGTGGAAGGACAGCGACCAGCGCCGGACGGTGAAGCACGCGGATGTGTGCCGTGAGGCGTCTGCCGCCCAAAAAAGGGGGGGAGGGGAGCTGTCGCAAGCGTTGCGGCGGTATGTGCTGCTTTACCCTTCGCAGAATGCTTGGGACCGTGAGCGGCGTGAGGTGGTGCCGTTGAATGATTTGAAGCCGATGCTACACCGTTGGTATTCGCAGTGGTTGGAGCACCCTGAGCGCGAGGTGATTGACCGCGAGAAGTTGGTGTTCGACCCGATTCAGCAGCACCGGCCTGAAGATGGCTATATCAATATGTTCCGGGGGCTGCCGTTGAAGCCGGTGAATGCCCCTGGCCGGTGCGACCACATCCGCCAGTTGGTTGATCATTTGTGTAATAACGACCCTGTGGTGTTTGAGTGGTTGATGTGCTGGTTTGCTTACCCGCTGCAGCATGTGGGGGCGAAGATGGCGACTGCGGTGCTGATGCATTCGGAGACGCAGGGAACGGGCAAGAGTTTGCTGTTCGAGCGGGTTATTAAGCCAATGTACGGTGAGTATGCGGCGACGCTGGGGCAGCACCAGTTGGAATCGCAGTACACGGATTGGCGCAGCCAGAAGCTCTTCGGGCTGTTTGAGGAGATTTTCAGCCGCGATCAGAAGTACAGCCACACCGGTACGCTGAAGCACATGATTACCGGTGAGACGCACCGCATCGAGAAGAAGTTTGTGAGTGGCTGGGAAGAGGCTAACCACATGAATGCGGCGTTCCTTTCTAATGAGATCCAACCTTTCCCTGTGGAGCCTACTGACCGCCGAATGCTCGTTGTGTGGCCTTGCACTAAGTTGCCTGAGTCTTTGAAGCAGGGTGTGTTGCATGAGGTGAACAACGGGGGTGTGGAAGCGTTCTATGGCTGGCTGGTTCGCCGCGGTATGCAGTGGCAGGACCGGGGGGAGGAAACGGCTGCGGCGTTTGATACGCACCGGGAACCGCCGATGACTGAGGCGAAGGCTCGGTTGATTGATTTTGGTAGGCCGAGTTGGGATCTGTTCCACATGGAGTGGAAGGCTGGGCACTTGGCGCCCCGGTATCCCTATGAGACTTGCCTGGTGATGCATCTGTACCAGGTGTATCGGCAGTGGTGTTCGGATGCGGGTGAGCGTGCGATGACGCGTGAGCGGTTTTCCAATGCCCTTTCCGGTAGGGAGCGCCGGCGGCGCGATGTGAAGTATCAGCAGGGTGTTAACGAGCGCAAGGGCACGTTTATTCAGGTGGATGAGCCCCCGACGGGCACGGCGCAGAAGGAGTGGCTGGGTGGCTTTGCTGATCGCTGGGCGAAGAATTTGGAGCCAGCACATGACTAGGCCGGAGGTAGGCCGGAGGGTGGCCGGAGGTTCGGTTTTTCGTAAGCCGTTGAATAGTAACGAAAGGCCGGAGGGCCGGAAGGGCCGGAGGGGTAACGCGCGCGTGCGTGTGTGCGTGTTATGTGGTGTGGTGGATAGCAACAATCTCGGTTTGTTGTACCCACACGCGAGAAACACCCTCCGGCCCTTCCGGCCCTCCGGCCTTTTCTTATTTATCAGTCAGTTAATGGATGCTTGCCCTCCGGCTTACCCTCCGGCCTGCATCCGGCCTTCTATTTTTTCATGTTCCACGACAAACAATTCAAAAATGGTCAGGGGTGTTTTATGAATCCGATCCGGTTGATGGCAAAGATGACGGCTAAAGGGCTACTGATTGATGGTGGTGGCTTTGGTGGGAGTGTGGTGCTAGTGACGCCACAGGATGTGGCGGGCGCTATGGGAATGGGTAACCTGCCTGTTGAGGCTGAGTTAGTGGGGCGGGCAAAGTTCTGTGATGACAACCAGGCGCAGCTGGCCTTGGCCGGCTGGGTGCAGACTGAGTTCCGGCGGCGGTGTATGCGCAGTGGCTGGAAGACGGATTACTGTGAGGGCCTGGCGACGCTGTGTGTGTTTGAGCTGGTTCACCCGATGCGGTGCAGACCGTGTGGCGGGCGTGGCAAGGTGTGGCAGCAGGAGCCGGAAATGTCGGATGATGGTGAGTTGTTGCGGATGGCGGACCGGTGGGTGGATTGTTCGGCCTGCAAGGCGACAGGGCAGAGCGTGCTGACGGTGAGGAATCGGGCGGCGATTGCCAAGATTAGCAAGAGCCGGTTTGGTGAAACGTGGGCTGCGCGTGCTGACGACATGATGACGACGCTGTTTACCTGTGAGGAAAAAGTGCTCCGGCACCTGTGGCACCAGTTCGCCGATATGGCGGCGTGAGAGAATTTGTATTTTTCTTCTCTTGACCTGTTGACGACCGGGACAAAAACGACCATCATTTTCCCATCGTGGAAAAGCCCGCCCAGAGAAATCTCGGCGGGTTTTTTTATGCCTGTAATTCGAGCCCGCTGGTTTATGCCTGCGGGCTTTTTTGTTTCTCCCGGTCCCGCTTCGGCGGGGCTTTTTATTTCTGGTGGTGGGGGCTTTATGCAAGACGATCCGGGGCTGTGGGCACAGCTAGTGAGTGCCGGCGGCGATCTGGCACGGCATGCATGGGCCCTGGCCATGGGCGCCTTTGGCGCGATGCTCGGGTACGTGTACCGGCATTATCAGCAACGCGAGGATGGTGAAGAGGTGCGACCGATTGACTGGCTTCGAATGTTACTGGAAGGCCTGACCTGCGGGTTCATTGCGGTCACGGTTTCTTACGGTTTGGAAGCCACTGGTGCGCCAGTGGCGATGGGTAACTTCATTGGTGGGTCGCTGGGATTTGTGGGCACCAAGGCTGCTAGCGAGTGGGCCATCATGTTCGCCAAAAGGAAAACAGGCTGATGATGGGGCACAAGTTCAGCAAGCGCTCGATGGGGCACTTGGCTGAGGTTCATCCACACCTTGCCATGCTGGCAGTGCGAGCTCTCCAGTTGTCTCCTGTCGATTTTGGTATCACCGATGGTGAGCGAACCCTGGCCGAGCAAAAGCAGGAAGTGGCCGATGGTGACAGCCAGACGCTGAACAGCCGTCATCTGACGGGCCATGCCATTGATGTGCTGGCTTACCCTGATGGGCAAGGCTCTTGGGATTGGCAGTACTACGAGCAGATTGCTGAAGCTGTTAAGGCTGCGGCGGCTGAGCTTGGCGTCGCCGTTATCTGGGGTGGAGACTGGCGCGGCCTGAAAGACGGTGCTCACTTCGAGCTAGACCGGCGGGTTTACCGGTGAGCGCGGCAACGGTTCGTGGCGTGGCCATTCTGTTGGTGGTTGCTGGGATCTACGGTGCAGGCCTGCTTACGGGCCGCGCCATGGTTGGGAAGACCTTTGCCGAGTACCGCGAGGACGTGGCGCTGGATGTGATTGTGGACCAGGCGTATTTCACTGTTGAGCAGAACAAGCTGAACACCCAGCTGGCTAACCTGAGCCAGTTGCACCAAGAGGAGAAGGCCCGTGCGGAAGCTGCTGAGCGCAAGCTGCTTGCTGATGTCCAGTCTGGTGATCGTCGGCTGTCAGTCATCACCAACGGTTGTAAAGCCCCCGCACCGGCCACCACCGGAAGCCTGGGTGATGCAGCCCCGCGAGCCGAACTTGACCCAGCGCATGCTGGAAGAATTGTCACCATCACCCAAGACGGAGACGAAGGACTCCGAGCGCTGAGCTGGCTGCAAGATTATGTGTGCACGGTTTGTGAGCCGGAAGGGGCAAGCTGGTCGTTTTGTGGGCGATAACAGGGCGCGGGTCCTCCCTGGCGGCTAACGCATACGGGTGCGCAGAGCGCGGGTTGTTTGCAGATGTGGGTTTCTATAGGGGGTTGTAGTTGTTCCCCGATTATTGGTGGTTTCCATGGATCTTGATGCACAAGCAACGGCTTCTGGCTTCGCGCGGCTGGTTGGTATTAGCCAGCAGGCGGCTAGCAAGCATGCATCTGATGGAAACCTGCGCCGCGATGGCTCTTATGCTGAGTGGCTGCGTGATTACTGCGACCACCTGCGCACCCACGCGGCAGGGCGGGGCGGTGAGAAACAAGCGGATCTGGCGGCGGCCAAAACTGAGGAAGCTCAGGTGAAGGCGGCGCTAGGTCGGCTGACCTATAACGAAAAACTGGGATTGCTGGTGCTGGCTGAAGAAGCTGCCCAGGCAATCACGAATTGGGCGGGCTATGCGAACCGTGAAATTCGCGGTGCGGTAGAGCGTCTGCGCCAGGCACTGGAAAAGGAGCACGGCATCACTATTGATGCCGCAACACTTAGCGATGTCGTTGAACCTGCAATTGAGCGAATTGGCGAGTTTGCAGGCGACGCTGCGAAAGGTCTTACTGAGGGCGTCGAGTAAATTCCGGCCCCGTCGGCATGTGCCGACAGCGCAATGGATGCAGGAACACTACCACCTGCCGGAAACCATCGGTGATCTGGCTGGGCTGTACGACTTTTATTATTCGCCTTATTTCTTGGGCGTCGCCGCGGCGCTGGATGACACCAGCGTGGATGAAGTGGACCTGATGAAAGCCGCCCAGTTGGGCTGGACTTACTTTCTCATCGGGTACCTGGCCAAACGCATTGACGGCCACCCGGCACCGCTGATGGTGCTGTTCGCGAAAGAGAAAGACGGCAAGGCCTTTCACGATGAAAAGCTGGTGCCCGCGCTCAGCGCTACCCCTGCCATGAAAGGCGTGGTCGATGTGACCACCAGCCGCAAGGCGGGCAATCGCTGGGATTTGAAAACCTTCCCGGGCGGCTTCCTGAAACTGGTTGGTTCCAACAGCCCCGGCAACGTGAAGTCCACCAGCTCGGTGGGCGTGGGTGTAGTTGAAGAACCCGACGATACCAGCGTGGATGTGAAGCGGCAGGGGGATGCGATCGGCCTGCTGGAAGAGCGGCTGAAACGCTACCCCGGCAGCAAGCTGATTGTGGGTGGCACCCCAACCATTAAGGACCTGAGCAAAACGGAACACCGCGTGCGTGAATCCGATTGCCGGGTGCTGCCGGTGGTGTGTCACGAATGCGAAGAGAGCCATGTACTGGCATGGGAAAACGTCAGCTGGCTGGATGCCGATGACGAAGCCCCAGTGCACGAAGTGTACGGCCGCGCCATGCCGGATACCGCCGTGTATTGCTGCCCGGGCTGTGGCAGCGGCTGGGATGATCACCAGCGACAAACCAACATCCGCGACACCGTGTACAACGCGGTGGAGCAGGGCGACCCGCTATGTGGCTGGGTTCCAACACGGCCCTTCCATGGAAAGGCTGGCTTCACCCAGCTCGGCGAGCTATATGCCTGCGTACCGGGTACCAGCCTCGCGGATGTGGTGCGCGACAAGCTGAAAGCGGATCACCTGGCTGAAAAAGGCGACCTTTCCGGCCTGATCACGTTCACCAACCAGAAGCTGGGCCGCACCTTCGAATACGAAACAGCGGCACCAGACGCGGACGCCCTGCGCGAACGCGCGGAAGATTACCCCGAACTGGTGGTGCCCCATGGTGGCCTGATCCTCACCGCCGGCATCGATGTGCAGCGCGATCGTGTTGCCGTTGTGCTGCGTGCCTGGGGCAGGGGCATGGAAGGCTGGCTGATCTACTGGGGCGAATTCTTCGCCAAGGTCAGCACCACCGATAGCAGCGACCCGGTTTGGAAAGAGCTTGATGATTTCCTGTTTACCCCCCGCAAAAGCGCGGACGGATTCAGGATGATCCCGCGTGCCATCAGTATCGACTCCGGCGGCCACAGCACCGAGCAGGTGTACAACTGGGTACGCCCCCGGCAGAAGCGCGGCGTCATGGCCATCAAGGGCAGCAGTAACGATTACGGCCGTCGCGAGATATTCAGCGCCCCGCGAAAAACCGATTACAGCAAGAAGAACGGCCACAAAACCAAGGCCGCGAAATTCGGCCTGCAGGTGTATCAGGTAGGCACCCACAAAGCCAAAGACCTGATCTTCGGTGAAGGCGGCAGGCTCAGCCTGCAAGGCGAAGGCCCAGGCCGCATGCACTGGTACACCAACGTGCGCGACGACTACTACGAGCAACTCACCGGTGTGATCAAAGCGCCCAACGCCCGCATGGGCGGCAAGCTCGTGTGGCACGACAAGCCCGGCCAGCCCATTGAGGCGGCTGACTGCGAAGTCTACGCCCTGCACGCGGCCTACAGCCTGCGCTTGCACACCTGGAAAGATGAACGCTGGGATCAGCTTGAGGCCCAGCTCAAACAAAGCGACCTGTTCGGTGGCGATGACACCCCGGAAGACGCCGGCGGTG